ACCAATCAAAGTTGATAAGAACAACGGAACACTTTGGTACGAAGAGCAATTGACTATGATATTAGCATCCGACACGAAAGAGTTGAGAGCTGAGATTCATCAATTGGCTCAAAACGAAGTTGTTTGTATCATTGAAAACGCGGATGGCTCAATCGTTTGTTTAGGATTTGGAGAAGGTCTTCAGGTTGCTGATGGAAATGAGTATACATCCGGAGTTGTTAAAAGCGACCGTAAAGGACATACAATCGTATTGAAAGGAATGGAGAATGATTCAGTTCCAGATGTATCGTTAACCGTTTACAATGCTTTATTGACGCAAGTTGCTCCGTAATTAAAAGTTAATTTTAGAAATAAGGGAGGGGAATTGAATCTCCTCCCTTTTTTTTTGTAAATTTATACCAATGAAAATAAAAAAAGAACTAATCGGATTAAAAGCCTACTCGACAAGACTATCAAAATTTGTTTTAATCGAAGAGGGACAAGAGGAAATACTTGTATCTTTAGGGATTACGGGAATATTTGAAGAGAAACAACCTAAAATTAAAAAGAATGCTAAGGATAAACAAGAATCAATCGACGAGCTTAGTGGTAACGACTACGGAATTGACAACGATATCGAATCCGGTATACCTATTTGAGTTTATTCACGAACAAAGTCAACTAAAATATTATTGCATACTTGATAATATAAGCGACGGGATTCCAAGATACGATGAGTTTGTTCTCGTTGATGGCGTGGATGTGATTTTTGATTATGATGGAGACTATATTTATAATATTTTCCAACAAACATCCCCGACAAATTTAGATCCATTATTATCCGATGGATTAGTTGAGACGGGACGCGCAAAAGTTTTAGATTTGCCAATTGAGTCAAATGAATTTGAACAAGAAATAATTTTCAATATATATGAATAATAAAGTAACATCTCTTTCATTTAGAAAAGATTTCCAAAAGCCTGAAGAGGAAAACGACCGAACATTAGGATTCGTTAAATGGGGAAAAAAGAATGATTATCCTTTCTTTTTAATTGACCTTTATAATGGGAGCGCTTGGCATCAAGGAATTGTCAAAACAAAATGCTTTTATATTGCCGGGAGTGGAATCGAAATTGTTTCGGGAGATATGCAAGCGTTCATCGATAATAAGTATTCCGATTTCAATATGAATGAAATTTCCGAAATGCTTGCATTTGACGGAGAATTATTCGGGAGCTTTGCAGTAAAAGGAACATGGAATCGAGAAGGGACTCGCGTTGCAATGTGGGAAAATATAGCGATTGACAAGATGAGAACATCCGAGGATGAAAGAATGTATTATCTTTCCGACGATTGGACGGCTCAAAATCAATCTCCCGAAAAAACAAACTTAAGAATGTATCCAGCTCTCGATATGAATAGCCGAGCGGGATCATTTATTATATATGTCAAAGAGCCATCAAAGAAATCAAGAAAAGAAAAGGGAGTTTATGCGAAGCCGTCATATTATGGAGGGATTACAGCGATCCAAACGGATGTTGATATCGCTAAATTTCACATGTACGAACTACAAAACGGCTTTAAATCCGGAACACTTATAAATATGCCGTCGGGATATCCCGAGACAACGGAGGAATTAAACCGAATTAAAAGCGAAATCAAAGGACGAACTCAATCCGTTGAGGATGCCGGAGAGATTATTATTACTTTCTCGGATGGTAAAGATTTAGCGCCGGAAGTATCCTCGTTGAATGGGAATGACCTTGATAAAAGATACCAGGTTACGGAAGTATCCGTTCAACAAAATATTTTAGTTGCTCACTCGGTTACCGCTCCCAATCTTTTTGGAGTTAAATCCGAAGGATCTTTTAATGCGGCCGAATCGTCCGATTTATTCGAGATATTTAAAAAGACTTATGTAAATTCTAAGCAAAGGAGAATAGAATGGCTATTGAATTATATGGCCGAACTTGGTGGTTATATTGGCTCGGTTAAATTAGTTGATGTTCAACCATTAGCATCGGCCGAAGTAGTCAACACTCCGACGATTACAGCGACTCCGACAACGGGAATTGATCCAACACTCGCACCGGCAACGGATGTATCAAAATCGGCATTAAACGGCTCTCAAATTACATCCTTAATTGATGTGACGGCTCAAATTAAATCCGGATTAATTAGTCAAGATTCAGCGCTTGCGATTATTTTAGCGTCATTCCCAACTATTGACGATGTAACAGCTCGTCGTATTGTCGGAATGCCTACGACAAACTTATCAATGTGCAATCACAAAACATTTTCAAGGGATGAGATTGGAATTTTTGCAGAATTTGGAGAAAGTCAAGACGATCATATTGTTTTGGGAAATATTCCAATAGAATGGAATACTCCTCACGATGAAATAATGGAAAGGCATAATCAATTATTTGATAAAATTGGTCAAATAACAATAACTCCAGGAGGCTCGGGAAAGTAAATGGGGAGGGCGATTCCCCGAAATTCGAAGTTCGCTATTCTTATAGAACGAGACCGGATGTTCCGGATCCTATCACTCAATCGCGCGCCTTTTGTGAAAAATTAATTTCATTAAATAAAACTTACACAAGGGAGGATATTAATGCAATATCTTTACGAGTTGAAAGAGATATTTGGAAATATAAAGGAGGCTATTATACTAATCCGGAGACTGGTGTAACTACGCCCTGGTGTCGTCATGAATGGGTGCAACAAATTACAATTAAAAAGCCGGCCGTTAGTGTTACAGCTCCGGAACAGCCATTGATTGAAGTTGGACAAATCAAAATAAATACAATAAAAGAAGGAAGAGATTTCGCCAAAAAAATAATTGAAGAGGCGCTTGGAGTTAAAGCAAAGGTTTCAATTAGTTCGGAATTAAAAGTTGAAAATTTTGAAAAAAGATTGGTTCAAGTAAAAAAATTATTTAGTGAATATAAAGTTGACGATTTAATTGAGGATGAAATTCAATTTGTTTTTGCATCAAATGAAAGAGTTTTGGGAGTTGTTAAAAGATATGGAATTGAAACAATTCAAGGAACTGTTTTTAAATTAAGGCAAATAAATGTTGGTCATCAAAATGATAAATTATCAATTGATGGAAGAAGAGTTTGGAAAACTGAAAAAGGATATATCGAATTTGCCGGAAATAATAAAGTTGATGAAAAAAATTTAGAAATTGCCGTTACAACCCATGAATTTGCGCATGTAATTTCAAGCAGTCGCGGAGCAAAATATAATAATACCACAAAAGAATTACAGTATTGGGACGAATTAAGACTCATTCAAAAAAAATACTGGCAAGAACGCGATTTATTAAGATCAACACAAAATGTTGAAGAGCTTAATAAGATTTATCTTGGTAAATATTCCGAAACAAACATTGATGAATTTCATGCCGAGGCATTTATGGAATATAAATTAAGTGATAATCCGTCAAAATATGCTAATTTAGTCGGAAAATTAATTGATAAAAACTTCAAAAAATGACACAAACAAGAAATTTAATTTGTTTTAAATGCAAAAATTGGATTGAATTTAAAGGTTGTCCGGCTTTTCCTGACGGCATTCCGGATGAAATTCTTGAAACAAATGAACATTCCGAAATTATTGAAGGTCAAATCGGAAAATTTGTATTTGATCCAATGAGTGAGGATGAATTAAACAATATTTAAAAATTAAAAAAATGAATTATTTATTATCGGTTGAAAATTTAAAAAAATTAGGATTGATCCATTCGAATACGGATACAAAAATCCTTGCCGTGGCGATTCGTCGCTCTCAAGATATGCATATTCAAGCATGCTTGGGAACAAACTTATTCAAATCACTTTTACAAAGAGTTGAGGACAATGATTGGACGCCTGAAACATTGATTTTGATGAATGATTATGTCACTCCATGCCTTGTCGCGTTCGTTGATTACCGATGTGCGCTTTTGCTTAATGAGAAGTTGACGAATAAATCAGTCGGACGAGTTCAAGATGAAAACATTCAACCAAACTCCGACGCCGAAACAAGCGCTTTGAGAGACCAATTAAGAAAGGACGCGTATTTTTACAAAGAGAGATTAATTGGATTCTTGAGAGATGACAATGGAGTTGAATATCCGGAATATGTTACTACTTTAGAAGGACAATGTAATGAATCCGTAAGGAGAGACCGAAATGGATACACTCCAATCAATTTCGTAATATGAATTTTAAAGCGAGCAAAAAGCAAATTGAACAATTAAAAAAATTTTTAAAGAATGGAAAGGACACTCAACCAATTAAGACGAGAATTCAAGATAATAGCGCAAGAGCATCGTCAAATAAATGATTTCTTTTTCGGAGATTTTTTAGATGCGGTTTCTCGAGATGCGGTTTCTTATCCTTTAATGGTTGTAACTTTGCAACCAGGTACGATCGCAGATTTTTCCGTTCAAGTAAATGCCGTGATTACAATTTGCGACAAGTACAATTTGCAAGAATACGAACAAGTAAATGAGATCCATTCCGATTGCCTTTCAATTTGTAAAGATATTCACACGATATTTAAACAATGGAGATTTGAGGACTTTTTAGACATCGAAGGAAATCTCTCAACACAGCCATTCGTAAACAAATCGCACGATGTGACGGCCGGATGGACGATGAATATCGCGATGAATATTTATGACGAGGAAAATTGGTGTAAAATACCGATGGACGATTACGATTTTGAGAACAATTAAACATCATAGTAATGAAGCATTTAAAGATTTGGAGCGTTTTGTTTTTTATATTCGGTTATTCAACATCCTTGGCGATGTTTTGCACGGATGTAATTTATTTAAAAACGGGCGGATTAACTTTATTCGCTTATTTAAATTATATCCTGATCAATCAATATAATAATTTCGAGGAATGAAAATTCAATTGTTCATTTTATTGGCCTCCGTTCGAACAAGTTTTCCAAAATTACTCGCTTTGATTTGGACTTTCTTTTTGCCGATTTCGGGATTGTTTTTATTAGTTGGTTTTTGTATTGCATTGGATACAATTTCCGGATTATGGAAATCATATAAATTAAAGGTAAAAATATCAAGCCGAAAATTATCGACTATAATTTCCAAAATGATGCTTTATCAAATCACATTAATTTTATTTTACTTAATCGATAATTTTATATTGAATCAAATAATGCTCAAGTTCTTTTCAGTTCCTTTAATGCTTACAAAGATTGTCGCATTGATTTTAATATCAATCGAATTGATGTCATTGAACGAGAATGTAATTGCAGTTAAAGGCCTAAATTTATGGGATGCTATGAAAAGCCTATTCGCCAGGGCAAAAGAAATTAAAACAAATTTAAATGAACTCAAAGATTAATGAATTCGTCCATTGGATTCGCAAATGGGAGGGAGGATTAAGTCGTCACTCAAGCGATTCAGCATCGGCTCATCCTTGTCCAACTTCATTCAACGGAAAAAGTGGATATCACACGAACGCGGGAATTATTTACGCATCTTGGATTCACACTTTTGGTAAAACAAACGACGCGCGATTTTTCGCAATGAACTCGGAGGATTGGTTTAAGGTTTTTAAAGAGTCTTATTGGGACGGAGTTAAGGCCGATAAAATCAACGATATTACGCTTGCGATATTTATGACCGAAATCGCTTGGGGATCCGGATCGTTACAAGCAATTAAGACCGTCCAAAAAAGCGTAAACGCTTGCGGTTTAAAAATAACTATTGACGGCATTATAGGAATGCAAACAATCACGGCAATCAACTCTTTAAATTCAAGGGAATTATTGGCCGTTATGTTCCAGGAACGAGAGAGATTTTTCCGAGCAATATCCAAAGGAAAGAATTCAGTATTTTTAAAAGGATGGCTCAATCGTTTAAATGATTTTAAGAAGTGTTTTTATGACATTTAAGAGACTTTTAATAGTTTTAAGTGTAATCGCTTTACTTTTGGGATGCAGTCACTCAAAGCGCGCCGTATGGCATTATAAAAAAGCCGTGAAAAATGGCCTTGAATTGATACAAAGCACGGATACAATTCGAATCAATACGATTGACTCAATTCCCGTTGTTATTGATGGCCGTATTTATTGGGAAAAAATCATAACGCAACGCGATACCATTATCAAGTACGCTAATATTTACATTCCAAAAACCAAATGGGAAACTAAAATAGAATATCGATATAAGACAAAAGTATTAAAGCAAGATGTATTAAAATATAAATATATTTACAAGGACGGCAAGCAAGAAAAGACAAAAACAAATTGGCGTTTATTTTTTTGGGGACTTTTGGTAGGCTTTGTTTTAAACTTTGCTTTGAGAATACTTGACAAATTATATAATCCTTTCAATAAATAGGTTTATATTTAGCGAAAAAATATAAGCTATGGATAAAATGCGGCCAAGAATCACGGAGGAAGAGTTCGAAATTGTAAACAAATATCGAGGAATAAAAAAAGCATCTGAAAATTTAGGTGTAAATGATAAAAATGTTCCCTTTGGATGGTTAAAAGCCGAGGACAATACGGCAAGTTTATTTTTTAGAAATCCAAATTATAAGGACGAATCTTTAAAAAGATTAGAATCAATTAAACAATCAATTCTTGATGACCTTGCGAATCATTCTCCCATTTATCCAATAATAAAAAGAGAGCGTTCAAAAGATTCTCATTTATTAGTTATTGATCCAGCAGATATTCACATCGGAAAACTTTGCGAATCTTTTGAAGTCGGAGAGGATTACAATTCACAAATTGCAGTTCAAAGAGTTAAAGAAGGCGTTCAAGGAATACTTGACAAGTCATCCGGATTCAACATTGATAAGATTCTTTTCATTGGTGGTAACGATATTCTACACATCGACTCGCCCAAAAGACAAACGACATCCGGAACTCCGCAAGATACGGACGGGATGTGGTATTCAAATTTTTTGACGGCTAAAAAATTATATGTCGAGATTCTTGAGATGCTTTTGCCGATTGCGGATATTCATTTTACTTTCAATCCATCGAATCACGATTATATGAGTGGATTTTTCTTGGCCGATGTTATCCAAACTTGGTTTAAAGATTCAAAGAATATTACTTTCGATTGTTCGATTGCTCATCGCAAAGGTTTTTTATATGGAAAGAACTTAATCGGAACGACACACGGCGACGGCGCAAAAATGCAAGATCTCCCATTACTAATGGCGCACGAATTTCCAAAGGAATGGAGCGAGTCAAAGCATCGTTATATTTATACCCATCATATTCACCATAAATCCTCGAAAGATATAATCGGAGTAAACATCGAATCATTACGCTCTCCATCCGGAACGGATTCATGGCATCATAGAAACGGCTATCTTTCAATCAAGGCCGTTGAAGGATTCATCCATCATAAAGAATTTGGACAAGTTGCCAGGTTAACGCATATTTTTTAAGTCAAGTTTATTAGTTAAAAAACTTGACATTCTTTACAATAAAAGACTTATCGGCTTTACATATTAGAAGATTCACCTACTAATTTTTGTCACAAATTTTAAACAAACAAGTGACAATAAATTATCTTTGGTGTAAATTGTTAGAATTTTCCATCATAAACGGCATATAATCGATTTAATGTATAGAATTTTCCACAATCTATACACGAAGTAAATAAATTTTCCAAAATATTGCTTAATGGATTAGCGAAAACTAATCAATATTGCTGTTTTCGATAGCATAATGAAAATTATATTTTAATGTTGCGCGTAAATTATATTTTAATGCTTAATATATTAGCCAAAATCAATGCATAATGCTACTTATGAATACTATAATAGCTACTTTTTGTAAATTATATGACACATTATAGGGAATGCACTCACTAATTATTATATGTTATCAGGGAATAGCCTTACAAACTTGCTACAATTCATGCAAACTTAAGGACATAACCCTAATTCCTGTGCAAAATTAAGTGCAATTTACCCTAATTAAGTGCATTTCTTATTTAGAATGAATATAAATTACACCTATTTTTTTACT